AGGCATTGCCCCACAGGAGCAAATGTGTCATCAGAGTCTCCCGGAAAATAAAGGATGTCATCTCCGGATTCGGCTCATCATGGAGCAAAAAATAAAGCGGATGTTCCACCGCTTTCTCTTTACCGCCATCATCGGTATATCTATAAAATTGTAATGGCAGGCTCGCCACCGCCTCCGACAGGATCCTCACGCAGCAGTACACCGCCGTCATCTGCATCGCAGACCGTTCCGTCACATACTTGCCACTTGAAGTACCTCCCAGAAAGAAGCTGTAGCTGCTTCCTGCTGTTCTGTCTGTGGGCTTATCCCTACTCCGAAATAAACCGCTCAGTATTCCCATCACAATCCCCTCCTTCGTCAAAATACAAGTAATCCGCGCTCATCATAAACACTCCCCTGCGGCTCCGTCTGATTGCGGATGCACCGGTCAAGAGCCATGATTGCAGCCACAATGCCGTCGATTTTCTCTTTCGATTTTGCCTTCGTTACCTTGATGTTTCCGGCAGGATCAGTATCGACTACCACATTGCCGGCCATCCACCTGAGAACCGGATGCCCTCCGTGAATGATCTGCCCTTCCATAAGCAAACGATAAAAATCCTTCGTCGGTCCGGACATCGAAGCAAAGCCCTGGCCGAACGGAACCATCGTGAAGCCATCGCCTTCCAGGTTCTGTATCATTTGTGTGGCATTCCATCTGTCCACTGCGATCTCAACGATATGGTATTTTTCCGCCAGATCGTTGATGAACTTCTCAATGAAGTCATAGTGGATCACGTTTCCCTCGGTTGATAACAGGTATCCCTGCCTCTCCCAAATGTCATAGGGAACAGAAGCTGCCTTTACCCTTTGCGGTATTGTTTCTTCCGGTACCCAGAAGAACGGAAGCAGGATATACTTCTCATCCTCATCCCTCGGAGGGAACATCAGAACCAACGCCGTGATATCTCCAGTGCTGGATAAGTCCAGACCGCCATAACAGTCCCTGCCTTCCAGCGCGGCCAGATCAATCGCTTCGTTACCCTTCATGAATATCGCATCCGGTATCCATGCCACAGTACTTGAAACCCACATATTCAGCCTCAGCCACTTGAAGGTCACTTCGTCTGCCGGATTCTGCTTTGCTTCCCGGTAGGCATCACGCAAACGTTCGATATCCACGGTGTATCCCAGCGAAGGATTGACCTTGTACCAGTTTGCTTCATCCTCCCAGTCCTCATCATCCTTCAGTCCGTAGACCACCGGATAGAAAGTCGGATCCACACGCCGGCCTTCCAGAATATCCACCGCCTTCGTATGAAGCTCATAAGCAATGGAATGTCTGTCCGTGCCTGCCGTGGTGATAATGAAATGCAGCGGATTCTGTCTGGCATCCGATGATCCCTTTGTCAGAACGTCATACAGCTGCCTGTTCGGCTGCGTATGGATCTCATCAAACACCAATCCGCTGACTGAAAATCCATGCTTACCCCCGACCTCTGCACTGAGCACCTGGTAATATCCTGAATTTCCATAATTCACGATTCTCTTTGTTGCCGTCATCAGCTTCGACCGTTTCAGAAGCGCCGGCGACATCTCCACCATCTGCCTTGCCACATCGAAAACGATGCTGGCCTGCTGCCTGTCAGCCGCAGCGCCATAGACTTCAGCAGAAGGTTCATTATCTGCATATAAAAGATAAAGAGCGACGGCTGCTGCCAATTCGCTCTTACCTACCTTCTTGCATATTTCCACAAAAGCTGTCCGAAACTGCCGGTACCCGTCAGGTTTGACGATTCCGAAGATATCCCGGATCAGCTGTTCCTGCCAGGGCAATAGCCAGAACCGTTTTCCTGCCCATTTGCCTTTGGTATGGCAAAGGTTCTCGATGAACTTCACAGCCCTGTCAGCCTTCGCTTTATCATAATGAGATGTCGGAAGCATAAATCTTGACGGCTTGTAATTCTTAAGCTTCGGATAACCCGCAGGTCTTCTCTCCGCCATTAAGCCTCACCCCCAAGTAATGCCTCCATCTCATCTTCTTCGTCTTTTCCGACGCCGGATGCCGCCATGATTCTCGATCTGGCAGATGGAGTCAGTCCGAACTCAGATGCCGCCTGCATCATCAGTTTCTGATTGGTATTTGCAATACCGACCCATGGTGTCTGCTGATGATATCCTTTATCTGTCTCAAAGGTTGATCCTTCAGAATCAATATGCTCCTGAGCCTCTTTCCATCTTGCGTAGGACTGGCAGTAAGCAGCAAACGCAGCCATATCAATCTCAGTGAGTACACCTATCTCGGATAACTTCACGCAGAGTCTCTCCCACTCCTTCTTCGCTTCTGGAAGCAACCACTTCGGACAGTCGGGCATTCCTTTACCCGGCATCGGCTCTTTAGTATTCAGTTTTCTTTTCCCAGGATTGCCTTCCAGTTTCTTCAATGCTGTAGGTTTCGGTTTTCTCCCAGCCATCGGAATCCCTCCTTTCCGCAAAATAAAAGGACCATGCTCTTCACATGATCCTCTTGATGTTCATTTCACTTCTTCATTTCCAGCTTCGAGATTCATGATCCCATTTTGCTGAATAGTCGATGTTTCCGGTTATACTCTCCACAATTGGAAGCAGTAACGCTTTGAGCAGTTTAACCACATCTTCCAGTTCTGCATTCACAAGCGCTTTCTTCTTTTTCAGAAAGGCTTTCCATCTGCTCTGGTGAATCTCACTGGCCAAAAAGTCATCAGTGAAAGCAAAGATATCATCAAAACCTGTCCCTCTATGCTCAAAGGTTTCTCTGACTGCTTCCTTCAGTTCTATTCCGTCAAGGTCATATCTGTCAGCCAGGATATAAATATCGTAAAAATCCTTATATCTGCTGTTAGCATCTCCCAGAGAAACGATTGCTTCAAATTTCTCGGATATTACCGATGAAATGGAATATGCATAAATCTCTGGAACCTCCATATCCAGTAGAACGGGGAACTCCATTTTCACCCTGTCCGGATAAACAACATCCCCAAATCCGATATCAATAGATACCGGAACTTTCGTCCTGTCCAGATACGCCATGATGGAAACATTCACACCGTGATATTCCTTGAACTCGGTGATGTCTATTACCTCCAGCGTATCCAGATCATACCGCAGGGCATCATCACACTCGATGGCGAAGATATTTTCAAATACCTTCTTCATATCCTCCACATTATTCGGCATATTCCTTGCCAGAAGGTCTATGTCTCTTGTGGCTCTTGCGAACTCTCCCTCAAAGAGCGCATACAGGAATATCCCGCCCTTAAGTGTAAATCGCTCCACATATTCTGACACCGACAGTCTGTATACGGTTCTTTCCAAACCATACGCCGTCAATGCTTCCTGAAATGTTTTTCCGCCGGCCACTGCCTGGTTCTTCAACCTGTCCTTTACAGATATTGCACTTATCATACGAGCACCTCCAGATATTGTCTCATCGCTTTGTCGCATTTCATCAGTTCTGCATATTTCAGAAGTCGGTTCAGATTCCGGTCTTTCCTCTGCAGATAGGTCACAAGGATCTCCTTGGTTTCTTCAATCCCGACCTTCTCTCTGTAAAACACGATATCCACGACGGTTTTTTCCATATCATAGATCTGGAATTCATTCTTGCCTTCCCTGACCGTAGTAACGCCCAGCTCATGCCTTTCATCAGTATAATGATGGACATTCATCTGCGGCCAGTCCGGCACGGTAGATATCTTTGACTTCCTCGGTATAGCTACATCAACAGCATCCGGAATGAATGTTGTCAAATGATAATAAACCGCTGCACTGAGCAGGCAGATCACACCCCTCGGTGCGTATGCTACGGTATAATAGAAGTCTGATTCCTCACCACGATACTCTGCGTTCTCGTAATAGCTCTTATTCAGTTTTATAAGCTTTCCTTCATCGACCAGCCTGCTGACCTTATACTGCGAGAAGCCTTTTTCCTTAAGCTCCTTCATGGAAAAGATCTTCTGATCTTCAGGAAGTATTGCTGTACCTGCCATCTTTTCCACCTCGATTTCATTTAATTTATTTTCGGCGTTTTTCTCTTTTGCCGAATTTCAATTAAATATTACAACCAAACGTGCCGTTTGTCAATCGAAATCTGAGATGACAATGCAGGCTCATACCCCCCGTCTTCCATTTCGCGATTTTGCACGCGTGACCCCCGCGCCGTTCCCTGGGAGCCACACCTGTAGAGATTTCACCCGCCCCTACCCGCGATGGTTTCCCCAGTAGTCCCCTCTCTTCGCGTGTATGGTTGAGTGACACGACTTGCACAGCGCGATCAGGTTACTGCGATCGTGCGTGCCACCTTCACTCAAAGGCAGCTTGTGGTGGATCTCTTCAGTCGGCACGATA